CGAACGTTCTGATGCCTTCCGTGGTGACGACGTTGTAGCTCATCTTGCCGGCTCCTTGTCCGCGCCGCTCACATGGTCCCAGTCGCAGGACAGGCCGGCCTGCTTGCCGTTCGTCGAGTAGACGATGCAGTCCACTTGCCTCGTGTCGGTCAAGGTGATGACGCATTCCGTGAATACGTCGGCCCCGGCGGAGCACTGCGAGTCGACGGACCTGACCGCATGCGCGGTCGTGGAAGGCTCCGACGCGCTTCCGCATCCGGCGAGCGCCATGCATATGACGGTGATGGCGAGTGTGATGCGTGTTGTTTTTCTCATTTCGTTTCCTCCTGGTGTTTGCGCCATTCGCCGTTGGCGTATCGGTTCCATCCGCGGATCGCGGTTTTGATGCTGTCGTCCGGGGTGGTGATCCAGATGGCGTTCGGGCATCCATGGCATTTGGCGATCCAGAGGCAGTGCATCGTGGCTCCGATGATCCGGGCGTATGGTTCGATGCTTGGTTTCCTCGTGCCGCAGTATGGGCATGGGCTGGTCCTGTGCCATTTCCTGGTGTGCGGCTGGATGGTGTTTCTTGTGTGTTTCATGGTTTGCTTTCCGTGATGACGACGGCGCGGATGCCGTCCGAGGTTTTGTTCGTATGGTGGCGCAGGTCGCAGTCGATGACGTGCAGTCCTATGCCCCGGTATTTCAGGACCGCGTGGACCGGACTCAACCGGATCAGATCCAATGGGCCGTCCAACGTGACATCCATGCCGGTGAGCGCGATGCATCGGCGTCCGATCAGGTCGGCGGGATTCCGGTACCGCCACGCCATATGCGTCTGGACCGTCATGGCCGGCCTCCGATCCAAGCGACCAGGACGGCCGCGCACAGGAGCATCATGGCGGCCGCGCACAGGAGCATCATGGCGGCCACGGTCATCACCATGCTCCCTTCAGAAGCTTGCGGTACCACTTGTAGTCGTTGATGTCGCGTCGGATGCAGTCGCGCACCCTGTGCGATCCACGATGCCCCTCGTACGGATCCTCGGGACAGTCGATGAACCTCAAATATCGGCGGAGCGTGGTCAGGTCGAACTTGCGGTAGGACAGCCACCTGTCCGGGGCCAGGTCGAGGCGTTTGAGGAAGTCGATGTCGAAGTCCACGTTCGTTCCAGCCGGAACCAGCATGAAGCGTTGCGACAGGGAGTCGAGATACTCCTCCACGACGTTCGCCACAGCATCCACGCAGTCGTCGTGCGCGGAGCCGTTCAACAGCTCGAACAGCAATCCATTGTCCGTGTGCATCGAGAACGCGACCGGGCCCATGTCCAACAGGTTGAGATAGTCCGGTCTGATGATGCGATGCAGGGATCCATACGAATGTTCGCCCAGCACGTCGGTGCATTCCATGCCGACCTCCAACGGCAGACTGTCATTCCTGTCCGTACCGGTCGTTTCGAAGTCGAGCCAGAGCAGCGCCTCCGGCTTCCCATTCCGGTCTTCGTCCTGTTTCCTCATGATTCTTCCTTCCAATTGCTTTGCCATTCGATGATTTCGATTTGCGTGAGCCGTTGCGCCGTGCCGTCATCCAACAGCCACCACCAGTCGCCGTTCCAGTCGCGGATCGGCGCGTTGAGCGGATCACGCCAGCTCGGGATGATGTAGCCGAACCGTTCCGCCTCGGCCGGATGCGCGTGCGCCCAACCATGGCAGCCGGTCGTGCCGGACCCGCACAGTTCGACGATGTTGCACGGCAGGTCACGCACAGCGGGATCGGCTCGACGGCGCAGCTGCCGGTGGTGGCCGCTCCTGCCCGGCCAGACGCTCGGGTCGTACAGGTTGCGTCCGCAGCGAAGGCAATGCCAGCCCTGACGTACGAGCGCGATGCGTTTCGATTCCTGGAATTGCCGGTCGCTCATCGTCGCTCCCTTCCGATTTGTTCGAGCAGGTTGATGCAGGTCGAGCAGTCGCGTTTGATATCGCGGATACGGTCAAGGTCCATATCGGCGAGCGCCGGGCCTTTGAGCGCGTCGAGTTCCAATCGGTCGGCGGCTTGGATGGCCGAGGTGAGGATGCCGGCCATGTGTGCGATGGTCATGGCGTTCATGCCGCCGCCTCCTGTTCGAACAGTTGTTCGGCCAATACGTCGCCGGGCACGTTCTCGAGCTGACGGCGCAGCATGTCCGGGTCCACGCCCTGGTTGAGCAGGTCGGCGACCTTGCATGCGAGCTCCATGTACGTGTCCGTGCCCTCGCAGGCTATCGGGCCGAGTACATGTTTGACCTCTTCACTGCCCCACGTATACCGTCGACGAGCGTTGGAATCCTTTGGCGTGGCGAATCCGCGTTCCTTGCCTTTGACGAGCCAGTTGCGGTATTTCGCGTTCCAGTCGGCCGAGCGGGCTCCCGAGTCGAGGGCCCTGTCGCGGAATTTGTCGGCCTCGATGTCGCAGTCGATGCCGAGCCGGTCGGCGAGCGCCCGGTGTTCCTCAGAGGGTTTCCAGTCGGCTGGTATTGGGATTTGTTTTCTCGCGCGCGCGTTACTCTCTCTAGGTTCTATATACGGTTCTTCCTTAGATATGGTTCTTGTGCAATCATGTTGCACACCTGTTTGCACACCTGTCCGTGTTTTTTGCACCCCTGCTTGCACTGCTGGTGTGCAGTCTGTTTGCACTGCTGGTGTGCAGTCTGTTTGCACTGCTGTTTCGGCGTTTTTGAGAGGTGCAGTTTTTGCACCTCTGCTCATGTTGAGGTTCCAGACGGTCGGCTTGTATCCGCCGAGGCCAGACACGATGCGCTGGTCTCCCCTGCTGATCAGTCCAGAGGATTCGAGACTCTTCAACGCATAGGAGACCGTACGCACGCTGTATCCGGTCAACCGACTGATCGTGCTCCTACTCGGATACGCTCCCATGCCTTGAGGGTCGGCATGGTCGGCCAGCACAAGAAGCGTGCGGAAATCCGCGTGCTTGATGTCCGGCGCTACACCGTAGATAACCCATGTCAACGCTTGAATGCTCATGATTCGTCCTTAGAAATCCGGTTCGGATTCCGGCGTGGCGAAATCACCGAACGATGCCGATTTGTCCTGTGGCTGACCCCACGGGTCGGACGGCGGAAGCGAGGTGCCGGCAGCGGTGGCCCCGCCCGTATAGCCCGCCGGAGCGGAGGACGGATTGCCATACGCTCCAGCCGTGCCACGCTGCGCCTTGGCCACCTGCGCGGTCGCATAGCGCAAGCTCGGCCCGATCTCGTCCACCTGCAATTCCATGGAAGTTCGGCGCTGATGCTGCTCGTCCTCCCATGAATGCTGCGTCAGCCTGCCCTGGGCGATCACACGCATGCCCTTTGCCAGGCTTTGCGCGCAATGCTCGGCCAGATCACCCCACACCGTGCAGCGGAGGAACAACGCATCCCCATCGACCCACTGATTCGACTGCCTGTCGAACGTGCGAGGAGTGGACGCGATCGTGAACCCAGCCACGCTCCGACCGTTCTTCGTCGACCTCAACTCCGGATCCGCGGTCAGATTGCCCACCACCGCGATGATCGTCTCACCAGCCATTAGAACCTACCTTTCACGGCGAGAGTCTTGATGATGCGGATGGTCTCGCCACCATCCCTGGTCTTCACCATGTGCGTCAACTGCGCGGCAGCGCCCTGATGGAAACTGTCATCAGGCATCACCTCCAACACCGGCATGGCGACCTCGGACACGAACCGGCCCACCAGTCCGTTGAACCGCACGCCCAACGATTCGAGGATCACCAGCTCCTTCCACGCCTCGGTCTCCATCGCCCGACGGCACGCGCCGGCCACCGCCCTGTCGCCACGCGTCATCTTCTTCGTGTCGACGTCCTTGACCGGAGCGTTCGGACTGAAATGCCAATGCGGCAGAATCTCCTTCATCGGTTCCTCCCTTGACCTTGATTGATATGAGATTGATTGATATGAGCCGGACCGCTGGGCGCCATGACAGCAAAGAAGCACGCCCATCGTTCCCACACCCCCAAGAAAGCTGAACGAAGCGGGGATGCGGGCGGCGTTGACGGTCCGGCCAAGCGCCGGCGGCGGGATTCGAACCCACAGCGGACGGCGTGACGGCGGAAGACGTGAGAGTGAATGCGTGAAATGCAATGTGAGATGAAGGGAACCACGCCTCCGCCATCCGTCCGCGTCCTTGTACGCCGGCGGATACGGTCAGACGTCGCCATCCACGTCATCGCGCGGAGCGAACCTGACCGTCAGCCACAGGACCGTGACCAGATACACGCCCTCAACCACAAGCGCGCCCGTCAGACCGCCGCCATGCCAGGTGAGCATGAGCGTCACGCTCACGACCAGGCCGACCACGGCCAGCGTGAACTTCAAACGCCTGAGCGTGTAGTTCGGCCTTCCCTTTTCGAACCTGTCCTCGATGCGATAATCGTTGTCCGTCATCTTGCGCCTCCGATTCTTTGAATGAATGTCCTTGCCTGGTCTTTTCCGATGCTCGCCAGCTCGTGGCTTCCGTCGACGTCGAGTGCCATGAGGCTGGCGCCCTTGCCCGTGACGCGAATCGCGTAGCCGGTCAAACCGAACATGATCACCGTGTCCTTCGGCGGTACGGGTGGTGCCAGCAGCGTTTCCGCGTCGATTCTCCTGAGTGTCATCACAGCTCCTTGTTGATCGTGTCGATGATGAGGTCCACGAGACCGGTGACGTCGAGGTCGATGTAGCCGACGATGTGGCCGAGCGACCTCATGGCCTCCGCATCCACGTCCTTGAATGGGTGGACTATTTCGCCCTGGGTCTCGAACTCGTCGAACACTGCCTGCACGCAGGCCTTGCGAATCGTTTTCATGCCGACTCCTTTCCCTCGTATTCACATGTGCTCTGGTAGAGGTGTTCCTTGAAGTAGGCGATCATCGGCTCCTTCGGATACATGACGGTCCGTCCGACCTTCACGAACTTCGGACCGATTCCCGCACCACGCCAGTACGCCAAGGTGCCCTCCTTGATGCCGCAACGGTCCGCGATGTCCTTCGTCGTGTTCATCGGTTTCAGGACCTCAGCGAGCGCAGCGAACGTCGTATCGTCTTCCATCACGCGCCTCCTTTGCGTGTGTAATGCCGGGCGGCGTTAGGAGAACCGCCCGGCCCCCTCCTAAAATCGGTGTCATCCCGCATTTCCGACGTGCGGGCCGAACAGTTAGGAGAAGAATCAATGGATGGATCCGTATTGGCCGCATGGGCCGGTGCCGCGGCCTCGCTGTTTGGCGCCGGATTGACCGTTTGGTGGCCATGGCATAACAGGCCGCAGGCGGACTGGACTCTGCTGGAACACTCGACGAATCCTGAATTACCGATTTCCTCAACGGTGCCCGGATTTTCTGACTGGTTGGAGTCTCGAGACGAGGCCGAGCCGG